ACATTATTTAAGATGATGCTTTTTGCCCCACTCAAAAAGATCGGCTTAGAAAAATCTGTTTGCCGACCCTGAACTAACATCTCATGATCATTATTGATAAAGACTTCTAGTCCCTGAATTGTAAAATACGTACCTTCAGCTTTACGCGTAATACCATTAGATTCAAAGCTGAGGTCACCAGGCAAAGACTCGGCGTCCCCGGACATCTCTGTTTCAACAACGTCGAGCAAATCTACGACAGTTTGTTGCAGTGGTTTGGGTGGAGCGACCAAGCTTTTATAAGACGGCACCTCGAACAGTTCGAGCAACTCAGGATCTTTGGTTGTGCCATGGTCCGTACCTAAGGACAGACGCAAGGCACCATCCTTACCAACGGAACTGTGGAGATAGATTTCATTCTGGATAGCATGATGGTCAGCAAAGTTACCATGCGCCACGCCCTGAAATAAATTGCTATAAATCTGTGTGATGATTAAAAGACGGGCTACAAAACGCTTAAGCATAAAAGTTACCTCATGTGGTTAGGCTGGTTAAGTTTTGTTATGATTAGCGAGGAAACTGATAATCATAATTTTATCGCTGTCAGTTTAAGTTCATTGGGGTTAGTTGAGAGTGGGTGTGGAGTATGAAATTGAGCTTGCTTTTGGTTTTCTAGTTTTTCAAAGTGGTCTAACCCCCAGTAAAAACCAATTAATATCGGTAGCAATATGACCCATAATCCAAAATAACCTAAGATATCCGTTATATAAATTAAACCAAATGAAGTGATGCAATAAACTAATGCTCGAGCTAATGCAAAAGCAAAAGTAACGCTTGTAATGCGTTTTAATACAGGAAAATGCTTGATAAAAATAGCTTCTGAAGGATTGTTTTCAATACTAACAAACCATATTAAACATTGAACAAACAGCACGTAAGATGGTGATTTAGCAGTAAAAAGTATGAATGGTAGAACGAAGACAAAAATAGAAAAGGCATAAAATTTTATTCTTGTTATTTTAAGTGGGTGAATAATTAAGGTACAAAAAGCAATAATCAAGGTATCGCCGAGGTCACACAATGAAACAAAAAAATTATTATGAATAACTCGTTCCGGTGTGAAACCAAAAGTGTGTTTGAGTATATCACCGCAATAAACATAGGCAATGAAAAAGCAAACTGATGCACCACAAGATATAAAAAAGTAAGCAAAAAAAGTTTTTTTATCAAAATGTTTATTTACAGCTTCTTTTTTTGCTCGTATAAATTCAGGAGTTTCTCTTAAACGATTTCTTGCAATTGAACCTATTGCTGCTACAGACATGCCAAACCAAAAAGCAATGCGCCAATCAAATCCTTTTAATGTGAAAAGTGACGCAATTGCTAAAGCAAAGGTGCCTCCTAAAGCAGCAGAAACGGAAACTAAAGTCGTCACAAAATAGCGCATAGGTGGTTGAAATGTTTCTACCAAATAAGTTTTAGCTGATATAATTTCACCTATAGAAGAAAACCCTTGTAATACACGACATAAAATCATCAAATAAGAAGCAGTGATACCAATTTGAACATATGGTGGTAAGGTTGCCATAATAATACAAGATAAGGCCATCATAAGGCTTGTGATAATAACCGTAGGTTTTCTACCAAATGTATCTCCTATCCAACCAAACAAAAGAGCTGCAACAGGACGCAACGCAAAAGTTGTGCAAAAAGTAAATGCTGATAACAAAGATGCTGTTCGAGGGTCAACCTTAGGAAAAAACAATTCGTTGAGCAGAACTGCCATATGAACGTAGAGCATGAGATCAAAATATTCGAGAAAAGTGCCAGCTTGCAAAAGCCCAACAGCTTCCTTTTGTTGGCGACTTAAGGACGAAAAAATAGCCATAGTGAACCAAGCTTGATCCTAATGGCTTATTATTTAGGCTCATTAGAAATAATAAACAAGAGGCGATGCAAATATATTTTCAACGCCTAAACCTCAAGGTTTATAGAGACACATCTTTAATTGGCAAAAACTCTATGATTTTCACGCGACATTTGCTGTTCCAAACTATACTTTGCACATGGCTCGGCAAGCAACCTATTCACACCAATTGGTTCACCAGTGGCTAAGCAATAACCGTAATTGCCATTGTATAATCGTTGCAATGCCAGCTCTATTTCATGAAGCTGACGTCTTTCATGACTATAATACGCAAAATGATTAAATCGCTCTTCACTTAAACAGCTTTGGTCAACAAAATCAGGCTCTTTAATGGCTGTGACTTGTAAGGTTTTTCCAAAGGTTAAACACTTTCTATGTAGAGCATTAAGCTGGCCTTTAAGCTTCTTTCGAAAAAAGCTCTTCATGGCTATAGACATGTATTTAGGATCTTTTAATGGATGGTATTTTGTGGCCATGGCTGTTCTTGGTTTCACCATTTGAAGCCACGTATACCACTAAAAATTGTGAGTTAGCAATGCCTGGAAAATAGAGCAAACATGATGATTAATTGCCACTATTTTGGTCTTCTTTCTCTTTCCTATTTTGAGATATTGCTAAATACTTTTTTACAGTGGGATATGAAATGTTAAACTTTCTGGCAATTTCAGCGTGTGGTACTTTATAACTATATAAAAGCAACATTTCATCTAGCTGTTCATCTGTTAGTAACATATTATGTCTGTTTTGTTTGCTGATTTTTTCTAATTCATCTAATAAATGAAATAGGCATTCTATCTGCTTGGGAAAATCTCTACAAAATTTATACACACTAACTTTTTTATTCATCAAATTTTCAAGAACTATAAAGTCAGAACTTTCTGTAGTGTCCATAATATTTTGTACAAGATTAATAGCTTGATTTGCCTGACTCCTTAATCTTTTGTGCTTTCTGTAACTTGTTTCATTTGTCATTGATAAATCCTTGTCTAAAAATAAAGTTGTTTTTCAATTGCCAATCTAATATTTATTGAAAACCAAAACAAATTATAATTTTAGGTTTTTTGTTATAGGTCTGTTAATAACAGTAAATGTGTAGTTAGTGTTTGGTAATTTATTAAATTGCATGCAATTAGTGCTCACCTTTTCTGGTTATAGAAAATACGTAACAAAAAAATGATAGTCATGTTTTGATCAATAAATGGCTTAAAAACAGATGTTTCAGAGGATTTAGGGTTTTTCCACAGGCTATACCTTCGCCTATATTAATTTAAGGTTAAGTGGTTGTAAGCCTTTGCTATAATCACTTTATCCAGATTAGTTATTTTAAAGTTAGCGTATAGATAGCATTAAAATGGGTTTGCAGTAAGTTGAATTCCCTTATTTACATACCCTTACAGTGGATTTTTGTAGTAAGTCTGCAGTACTAGTGCTGTAAGTGAAAGCCCCAGAAAAGCAAGGGTTAGAGAGTACTTACTGCATATACAGCACCCTTATAAAGGTAAAATCAAGAAAATAAGACGCAGTAAGTGCAGTATGTAAAAAAAAATATCTTAATATACCTATATATTCTCTTCTTTACAGGCTCTTCCAACTTACTGCATACTTACTACTACTTACTACACGAAAAAAATAGTAATGGCTCAAAACTGCGGCTTTCCAGTGATTCAACTTACCACAAATCTCATTTCGTGCTAACTATCTGATAACTTTTTGCTATTATCAACATGTAGCTTGTTTGTGGCAAACGATTACAAGCTATATACAATCGCCTGACTAAGGCGATGGTCTATAGTTTTGAGGAAGATTGACAGTTTTCTGGTGGAAAACTAGACTGATGTGGAAAACTTCATTTAAAGACGTTTTAGAGTGGATTAGTTATGTTTGGCTATAACCCCTAGCATAGATATCAATTGTATGGCACTGGTGAGTCTCTATAAAAGGTTTATGTAAATTCTACTTTACCTCATAGGTATGCCATTTGGATTACCAAGACTGCCCCCTGGGGGTATGGGGGCATCTAACCACACAGCCAAAAGGGATATGGGTATACCTACTCGTCCCCACAATTCCCGTGGCCAGAAATTTTCTTTGTGGAAAGCTCTTAATTAATTTCATTTGCCCACGCAGACCACATCACAAACCTCCATAAATGCGCTTTAAGCACCATAAACTGATTTTATACAGAATGGGCTAAAAATAAGAAAAATCTGTCAACAAGCTTTAGTTATAGATTTATGTGGAAGTTTAATGGATTTAATGATTTAACTTAACTGGAACAATACCCCCAAAAATTGGGATTGTGGATTTAACCATGAACGTGTTATTCTGCGAACAGAAAATTAAGTTGGTAACAACCAAAAATTAAGGAGATAGAAATGTTCAAGAAATTATTAATTTGTGCAGGAGTAGTCGCTAGTCTAAACGCAAGCGAAGATTTGGAGATTACTCTTAAGAATAATACGAAGCAGCCTATTGTAGTTCAGAGTATTAAGGATAATTATTCTAGTTTGTTAAATGCAGATATTGGGGAAGGAGTAGAACTTAATCCACAAGACACTCTTAATTTCAAGGTTTCAGTGGTGCCAACTTTATATTTTATGCATACAAACCAAAGAACTGCTTCTGATGAAATTGAATTTGAAGTGGCGAATCCACTAAAGCAGAGTGACTTGGAAAAATTCTCTATATCTTGGGAACAAGATTACACACATGCTGCATTAGATAAGCTTTCTTCTTACAAAATTAATCAAGAAAAAGTAGGAAATACACAGTTTAACTTTACGCTGGAGTTAAAATGAATATTACACGCTTAATTGCTCTCTAAAATTAAATGTTGGTTGTTATGTTAAGGTATTTAAAAATTGATGGAGAAAATAATGAATGTTAAGGGATATAGCTGGAAGTTTTTATGGTTAACACTCTCCAGTTTTACGTTGTTATCTTCTGTGTATTCAATGGAGGAGGCTAAGCATGACTTTTCAAAAACTTACGTCATTTCTGTCACTAGAGAAACTGTTGATGATCTAAATTATCCTAAACTGACATTAGAGGAACAAAACGCCGTTTTTGGTACTTTAATGTCTATTTTAGTGGAAAATACTGATCTTCCTAAAGCTTTATCCCAATCTATAGAGAAAGATGAACAGTTTTTTAAAGATTTTAGCACATACTATGACTCGACTTACCAAAAAATTAATAAGCATACCGTTGAAGATCTTGGGAATCTCACACCAAAAATTTTGCTTCAGTACCTTGATGAAAGAAAAAAAGATTACGATTGGTTCTTTGCCAAACTAAATGAAGAATTAAAGAGCACACAACAGCGAGAATTACAAACAATCCAAAATTTTTCTGAGTTAACTGGCTTAATAGAATCTTTTATTTCCTCTAAAATAGAAACCGTAACGGAGTCAGCAAAAGGTAAAAATAAATTTTATGACCAAAAGACTTTATCTTTAAAAGTGGATCAATTTGGTGTCACTCTATTGAAAAAAGATTTACTTAATTTAATCAGCTTTAAAGAAATCTCAAAGTTTTTCTTAAACAGAACTGAGGGAGTTATAAAACAAGAAAGTTCAAAAGAACTTAATCGTTTTGCAGATTTAAAAGCAAAGTGCCAACGAAATCCTTATTTTTTCAAAACACGTCAAAAAGAAAATGAATTGGTGTTGGAAAAGATAAAAAAAATAAGTCATTCAATTGCAAAAAAAGATTATCTGATTGTTTTTAATGAGATGTTCTTTGGTAAAGCTGACGAAAACAAAAACCTAGAGAAATATGCTCCTCTTTCTTTTGAAGAGTTTGATAATGTTTCAAAACAGATAATCAATCTTTCACAAGAAGTTCCTTCAGCTTTTTTTCACGTAAATTTTCTTTATTTTAACGATAAAAAGATGAGTGGGGGAGAGTATAAAGGCCTAGTCAACGACTTCAAAGAAAAATGGCCTCAAAACTTAGGAGAAAATGTGGATTCATTTTTTTATCACCCGGATTTTGAGATAAGTGAATTGCTACTTAGTTTACAAGACGACACAGATTACTTAACCTTTCAAAATGAATCATTTATTTACTCATCAGGAAAAATGGTGGGTTCTTATAGAAAGGTCTCTTATAAAGATGAGGCCAATAGCTTCTTAACTACTAAATCAATAAAAGAAAAAACAGCCCTATACATTTTTGGCGAAGGTGAAGATACAGGTAAAAAAATTGTATCAACAGACATATGTTACGATTTAGAAATAGGAGCACGCAGTAGGCTTAATTCTTATCCTTTTGAAGGCCAAATGCATGTTGTTGTCTCCAATACTCTACCATTAAAACTTGATGACAAGGACAAGGTTACCGAAAAAAGGTTTAACAATCTACCAGATAAAATTCCTTTAATTCTTCATGTTGATCCTCATGAGCAAGATCTTTTTTTAAATCCTGCTAATATGACTATATTTTTGGGTGAACCTATTATTAAGGAGACGCCTTATGATATTTATAAAACTAGTAAACAAGGAAACTTGGTTACGCATCAGCCTCTATACCACCCAATTCGGTTAGTGGTTGGGGAGAATGTTTTTAGTTTTAAAATTTGGGATGTAAGTGCAGCCCTTGAAAAATTAAACGAGTATTAATTAATTGAAAAATTAAGTATAAATCTCAAATGGTGACTATTTATCACCAGTTTAATTTTGTGCTCAAACCTTAGTGTGTATATAACTCATTACTTCAAATAAAAATTCACCATAAATAATTACTTTGTGAATGCTTGTCTTTTAGACTTACATTTGTTAGCCTGATACTTATTCACAGGTTATCAACATATTTATCCACAAGGTTATACACATATGGAATTGACACCCCTTAGTTCAACGCCCACTTCAGATTATCTCGATTTTGTAAGACGCAAAGCTGTGTCTGGAATGAGCTCCGACCAAATTGCTGCGGACTATGCTCAACGCTGGAACATCACCTATGAGCTTGCTAAACAACGCATGCAAGAACCTGAATATCGTCAAGCCATGGAAGCTGGCCACCAATCTGGTTTGGGGCGGATTTGGGAAAAACTCCACCATCTGGCCATGGAAAAAAATGATCAGGGGATTTTGTTATTGTTGGCTAAGGAGCAACTCAAACTGTTTGGTCAGGTGGAATCGGAGGATTTGCTGACTAAAAGCTCGTTGAGTAAAGATAAATTGAAGAAAATCCATGAGCTGGTCTTTGGAAAATAACCTGAGCTCAGCTGAGATTATGAAAGAGGCATGGTATGCTCACCGGACCTTTGCGTATTATGAACCGCATTTAAAACAAAAGCAGTTTCATGAGTTGGGTAAAACGGCTCGGGAACGTTTGTTTCTGGCGGGTAATCGTACGGGTAAAACCTATGGTGGAGCAATTGAAGTCTGTATGCACCTTAGTGGCGTCTATCCTGAGGATTGGTCAGGCTATCGTTTTGAAAAACCGATTATGGCCTGGGCGATTGGCGTATCCAATGAAACGGTACGCTCAACCTTGCAGCAGTATTACATTGGTGATCCTAAAGCTTCAAGCCCTGGAGCGTTAGCCCCAGCAATTATCTTGTCCACCACGATGCGGCGCGGCTTAGCCGATGCGGTTGATACGGTTCGGGTACGCCATGTTAGTGGAGGTCAATCAATTCTGTGCTTTAAAAGCTACCAGCAAGGCCGTGAAGCTTTGCAAGGGGCAAGAGTCGATTTAATCCACTGTGATGAAGAACCACCCCATAGTTTATATATGGAATTACTGATGCGCCTGATGAGTGTTGATGGGGTATCCGATCCTGGGATGATGATGATTACGGCAACCCCATTATTGGGGATGACCAATACGATCTTACGCTTTACCAATGAAGATGATGCCAGGGAAGGCGAAGCACTGAATGGGCGTGGGTTTGTGCAAGCAGGTTGGAATGATAACCCGTATTTGAGCGAATCAGAAAAAAAACAACTGCGATCCGGCATGGCACCCCATGAATTGGAAGCCCGAGAAAAAGGTATTCCATCGCTTGGCTCTGGTATGGTCTATCCGGTCGCTGAATCAGCAATTATTTGTGATCCATTTAATATTCCAGACTATTGGCCACGGGTTTATGGTCTGGACTTTGGTTGGACGGCTCCGACCGCAGCACTGTTTGGGGCTCATGATCGGGATAATGATGTTATCTATTTCTACTCTGAATATGCTTTACCGGAACTCACTCCTCAACAACATGCCACCAATCTTTTAAAACTGGGAGCGGATTGGATTCCAGGCGTTTTCGATCCTTCAGGGCTACAATCAAGTGTCAAAGATGGCGATAAACTCGCCCAGGTTTACCATGACGTGGGCTTAGTGCATTTAACCAAAGCTGATAATGCTAAAGAAGCAGGGATTGCGCAAACTTTGACGCGGATGCAAAATGGGCAACTTAAAATTTTTAGCTCCCTATCACAAACTCTCAAGGAACTCCGCATCTACGGACGCGATGAAAATGGCATTGTTCGCAAAGGCAATGACCATCTCATGGACTGTATGCGCTATGTCGTAATGTCCGGACTCGGCGTTGCTCGGCCGCAAAAAATGCCAAGACCCATTGGTAGAATGCGCTCCCAAGGTGGGGGGTATTTATGAGCGTTAGAATATTCTGGCTACTTGCAATAGGTTTTAGCTGTACCGGTTGCGATATCCCTAAATTATTTTGGGAGGAAGAGGTTCGCCAGGTGGTTGATGATGCCGTGACTGAAGAAGAAAAGCTGAATCATGACCACCCCACAAACCGCTAAGACCGTAAGGATTCTATCCCTGGATGGCGGTGGCATGCGTGGTTACCTCTCAGCGACGTTTCTCAAACGCTTTTGTGTGCAAGCGGGTATTCCCGCTAATCAGCTGTTTAATAGTTTTGATATTATCACTGGCACCTCAATTGGTGGAGTGCAGGCGTTAGGATATGCCTATGGTAAAAGTCCAGATGAGATGCTGCAGTTTTTTAGCAGTAAAGGGGCCAGCATTTTTTACTATAACTCGATCTTACCGCTGTCAGCCTATAAGTTCAGTGTGATTATGGGGTTGCCAACCTATCCCACCACCTTTTATGGTCAAGGCCCCTTACAAGCTGCCTTAGAGGAAGTCTTTGGTACAACCCTCAAACTCAGTGATCTCCCGGGTAAGGTGATTATCCCAAGTTGGGATGCGGGTGAAGATACCTCAACCATCTTTTCTAACATTACCGGCTTTGAACCGTTTATGACTGGGGCTAACACTGAAGTAGTCAATGTCGGGCTTGCCACTAGTGCCGCTCCACTATATTTCCCCTCAGCAACTGTGAGTGGAGAAACCCTGATTGATGGTGGGGTTTATCAAAATAACCCTGTAACCACAGCATTTTCAGTGGCGCGCCAGCTGTTTCCCCAGGCGACGCGTTTGTGCGTCTTGTCCGTTGGCACTGGCGTGGCCCATAATGCCTTTGTTCCCGAGACAGCTTTGCGATCGGCTTTTGAACCTACAGTTGAAGGGGGCTTGGAAGAGAGTGCCTTGATGCAAGACGTTCAGTATGAGTTGGTAAAGCTTAGGAAAAAGTTACTACTTAAATACCCAGAATCAATTGAAAAAATCAATCTGTTAACCACATCTCGCAATCTATCACCGAACAGCATCGCCCCCTATAATGTGGATTACCTATTTTACCTGATGGACAATGTCTTTATCGCTGGCCCCCAGGAACTCAATGCCAAGGTTATGGAGTTTGAAACCCAGGATTTATTTGATGATATTTTTAATTATCGATTCCAGTATCAATTTCTGCCAGGGCAAGATTCATCGTTGGACAATTACTCAACCGAACAGCTTGCTAATCTGGCGAGCTATGCCAATCAGCAATATGATACGGACGCCTTAAAGATCCAAAACTTCATTGAGCATTTTAACGCTGGATAGGTGCGAGTTATGGAATATTTTATATGAAATATCTTTCCGGCTATACCGACCCTTTTATTTCGCCAGTTACGGGCTTATCTAGCATCAATCAACCTCTGCCTGATTTAGAGAGAGGCTATGTCTGGATGGGCGATGAGAACAGCCGCCCCTTGCCAACGTTTAAACTGATTGATTTAACCATTGACGTCAAATTCTTACAAAAGCAGTTGGATGTGCTCTTGCAAACCACCTTTGTAGTTAACACTCCGGTGCCAAGCTTGCCCAAGGCCCAAGCCTTGAGTGCTCTAAATGACGGGCTGATCAAGAATGTCTCTGGGGTTTTAGCAATTGCCACTTCTAATGTTGATTACCTCACCCCAACCTTAGCGTCAGGTAATTTATGGATCGGTAACAATGCCAATATTGCTACCCCACAGCCTACGATTGCAGTTGCCAATTTACCTAATCTTAAGCAAGGAACAGTTTGGCAAGGTGATGCCAACAACCGACCAGTAGAAGTGACTATTGCAGTAGCGCCTGTCGATGCGCGGTATATTTTGCAACAACCCAACTCAAGCTTAACCAATGCCCAAAGCTTGAATCAGCTGGTAGGAATACAGCCTAAAATCTTAAAGGCTGGCGATGATGGTGTAATTGCCGTCGCAATTCCTGACCAGGACTATGCGACCAAGGAAACCTTGGAGCAGATTAAAGCTGAGACCGAGGAATTTAAAGCTCAAGCCCAAGCAGCTGCAGAAGAAGCAGCGGTGAGTGCGGAAGAAGCATCTGCCTCTGCCTTAGAGGCGACTGCTGCCGCCACAGAAGCAACTGGTGCAGCAGCGACAGCAAGTGGAGCGGCAACTGCGGCTGGAGCATCAGCCTTAGGAGCCGGTGCTTCAGCAATTGCCGCAGGTCTATCCGCAGGTAGTGCTTCCAGTTCCGCCTCTGATGCTTCCAGTAGTGCTGACTATGCCGCAACTTCAGCAACCAATGCCCAAGCAAGTGCTGTCAGTGCTGCCGATAGCTTGAATACGCTGCTTCATACTGGCATTACCTTGCAAGGGGCAATCTATGGCTCAGGCGGATTACTTAACCCGATAACCACTAATTTTTCAAACAACCCAGTACTGCCTGGATCTGAGGCAATGACTATTCCCAAGGGAACAAATACCCAACGTCCAGCTACCCCCATTGCTGGCATGGTACGCTACAATAATGGGGCTGCTTAATGTACTCAAGCCATACTTTAAGCTATAATTAAAGAATAAAGCTCTTAATTTTTTAAAAAGGATAAATACTATGACTACAGAATCATCAGCGACTAATTTGACAGTACAAAATCTAAATGAACTGCAAACTCAATCTCCAGCCTCTCCGGTCAAAGCTGTACCACCAACCCCTACTGGTAAATTAGAATATACGGATGGTACGGGCTGGTATAATTTAGCTACAGAAAACTTCGTGATCAATTCTCTCATCAATCTAAAACCATGCCTTGCCGCAACCACTACTAACTTAGCGGCAACCTATGCCAATGGCACATTAGGGGTTGGGGCAACACTTACCAGCAGTGCTAACCTGGTTTTTACCCTAGATGGAGTAACGCCAGCGCTTAATGCACGAATTTTAGTGAAAGACCAAACCACCCAATTGCAAAATGGTCTCTATACCGTCACCAATGTCGGTTCGGCTACAGTGCCTTGGGTGTTAACTCGCGCAAGTGATTATGATTCCCCTTCGCAAATGCTGCAAGGTGGAGTGGTGGACATTGCCTCAGGCACAATCAATGGGGTGACTTCCTGGATGCAAACCGCATTAATCACTGCTGTGGGTACGACAAGTATCGTTTTTGCCAGACTTGCTAAAAGCGGCCTAGATAGCGTGGTAGGTACCACCAATCAAATCCTGGTGACCATGGCCAACAACATTGCCACCTTAAGCATTGCCGCTAATCCGGTGTTACCAGGAACCGCTTCAGCAACCCTGCCAGGTGGCACTGCTGCCCAAAGACCGGTCACTTTAACGCCAGGCATGATTCGCTTTAACAATGGTTTGTAACAATGGGATGTGGTTGGAGCAAACGGTTGATAAATGGTTAAGCTCGAGTATTGTGATGGTTCCACCTGGCAACCGCTTGCCAGTGAGAGTTATGTCAACACCACAGTTCCCAACTTGGCGGTTACCTCGGTAGCGATTACCGGATCACCCGGTCTGAGTGTTGTTGGCTCGCCGATAACGGGAGCTGGCACCATTGGGCTAACTCTAAATCTAGAGTTACAAAGCCTAGCCAATCTTAGCACAACTGGATTACTGGCACGCACAGGTACGGCAACCTATACTGGGCGTAGTTTAGTTGCCGGCTCTGGGATTAGTGTAACCAACGGTAATGGCATTGCCGGTAATCCCACCATTGCGGTCACCACGATTGATATCAATAACAACACCACCGGCCAGCTAAACAGCTCACGAATCAATGGATATCCTAGTAACAGTCTATATTTTCTAAATGGCAATGGTGCTTGGGTGAATCCTCTGACAATCACCACCAATGATCTAGATAATCTTAGCTCTGGTCTAACGATTAAAAACACCAATCCTGCGGCAACTGCGGCAGGTCTTACGGTGGATAGCAATATTACCGGTACGGGTGTGCAGTTCGGTTTTAACAATAACACCTCTGAAGCCTATGTCTGGGCATCAGGGTCAGCCAGCCTCAAGTTTGCTACCAATGCCACCAAACGCATGGAACTATTAAATAACGGCAGCTTGAATATGTTAAATAATGGCATCATCAATTGTGCTAATCCGATCAATCCCCAAGATGTCAGCAATAAAACCTATATTGACACTAAAGTCTTTGACATCAGCAATAACACTTCAGGGCAACTCAGTTCAACCAGACTTAGTGGCTATCCTAACAATAGTAATGTCTTTCTTAAGGGTAATGGCACTTGGGATTATCTAGCTTCCAATGGTTCCTATAACCTGATTTCTGGCACCGGTGCGTTCTCTGATCATGTACTACTGGTTAATCTGGAAGGGAAATTTGGATCCGGAAAATATAACGCCGTATGCTATGGCAACTCGGGTCAAGCGGCCGTTGAGTTTTTCTATGGGGGAGTGCTTAAATCCTATATCAACCCTTCAGGAGTACTAATTAGTGCATCAAATGCAAAGCTCAAGGACTCAATGCGCAAAAAGGATATTTTTAAAAAAGATTATCTCGAGCGTATTTTAAATCTCGATGTCTATTCCTATACCTGGAAGCCCGCTGACTTAATCGGCTCTGATCCGATTGGTCATCACTCAGCCGATCATGCATTACCTAGTCATACCTCCAATCATGTTGCGGTTGGCCCATTGTATGATGATGTCGCCAGACTGTTTAACGGCAATGCTCTAAGTCATCCCAAAGCTCTAGAAGGCTTTGTTTGCAGCTTAAAAGATTGTCCGCAATGCCATCCTGATTTTAAGGGGATTAACCTTGCAGAAATTCTTTCCTATCTAATTTTGGCTTTTCAGTCTTTTTATCATAAGGAATATTTACCATTAAAGAATACTATTCTAATTGAAAGTACAAAACCAAAAGTTAGAAAAGGTTAAAAGTTGATTTTTTAGCTCAATATGCTATACTGCACCTGGATTACATCAGTTTTTTTATAATGTTTTCTCATATTTCTTTTACTTGCTCTTTGCAAAGGAATAAACCATGACCATCACTCCGAATCGGCAATGTCTCAAAGATTTAGCAAACTTCAATATTGATGCGCAATTTTGCCAACAATACGGTACAGTAGTGTTTAATTACCAAGGGGATCTCAATCCACAATACGTCCAAATCTGTGGGAATTTGGGAGTTGTGCTTGATGATCTGGTCAAACACCTCCAGGCGATTAAAACGCAGATTCCTTTAACTGCTGACTCCCAGTAGTTAGATGTACCCGCTTTCTCAAACTAGACAAAAGGCCTTAGATACGGCCCAAGAATATTTTAGGGCAGCAAATCTGCATCAATCAACTAATGAGTTTCGCCTAAAGTGCATTAATGATTATGGGTTTTACGATGGCACCGAACAATGGCAAGCCAAAGATTTAGAAAAGTTATATGCGCGTGAACAGTTACCCATTACGGTTAATATCTGCAAAGGTTTTATCGATAATCTTTCCGGTGTTGAAATCCAATCTCGTTACCGTACTGCTTGCCGCAGTGATTCCCATAACGTACAAGATGATAAACTTGCTGAAGCCTTAACCCATCTATTGTTCTACATTCAAGAACACCAGGAAATACCTTATAAAGGCAGTTTAAAATTTAGGGATTCACTTATTTGTGGGATTGGATGGAGTCATCTTTGCAAGGAAGATGGTGAAGTTTTTTATGATTATGTCCATCCATTCAATATTCTGCCTGATCCCGATGATCTCAGCCCGCAATATGATGCGATGAAATACGTCTGCCGCAAACGCTGGATGCGCCCAGACATGGTCAAGTCTATGTGGCCTAAGACCGCTCAAGAGATTGATTTTGGTGCAGGTTTTTCTTATTACGAGGGCATTTCATCGGCTGAGCTGATGGATAGAAACTCGGCTTATACCGATTACGGTGGGTACACAGGGGCAAATGGCAGCCGAGTCCTGGTGGTCGAAGTCCAATACAAGGTGCCCCATAAAATCTATAGTGGTACCGATAGTAATGGCCGGTTCTTTGAGACTTTTAAGCTAGAGGAAGCGGAAGAGCTTGCCCAAGGTGAAATTGGCGAAAAAAAAGGGGATCGCATCATGCGTACCTTGTTTTTAGACAACACCTTGCTGGAACATGGACCCTTGGACGACACTTTCCCAGATCAAAAGGATTTTAGTTATATTCCGATTGTTTTTCAACGCCGCTTCCGTACAGGCGTCCCCTATGGACTTTTGGAATCAATGAAAGATATCCAACGCGACTGTAATGCCAGGGTCACTAAATCAATTTATGCGATTAACTCGGCGCGCTTAATTTTTGAAGGAAATCCGTTACAAGGACAGACGATTCAAAGCATGCAGGAGCAATTGCAAAAAATTGATTCGGTGATTGCCTTGCCCAAGGACTCTAAGTTTCAACTGTCCAGCAATGCGCAAATGGGGGAAGAGCAGCTTAAAATTGTTGAACTCTACCTTAAGCTAATCCAAAGAGTTACTGGCATCCATGATGAAATGCTCGGGATTCAAACCAATGCCACCAGTGGAGTGGCCCAACACATGCGTCAGGTCAACAGTGTACGCAATAATGTCTTTGCCTTTGATAACTTCTCGCAAATGAAGAAAAGGGAATCCCGCTTTATCCTCAATATGATTCAATCTAGCAGTGAGATGAACGCAGCTGTAGAACTGCTAACACCGAATGAACGGGAAGTGATTATTTTGAATCTAGTGCGAGAGGTCAATGGCAAACCAACGGTGTTTAATGATATTCGCACCCTCCCGCTTTCCTTGTACATTGAAGAAGTGCCGGATTACCAAAGTTCCTTTGCAGAACAAAAAGCGACCTTTGAATCATTATTATCAAACGCCCATGCCCAATGGCTAATGCTCTCACCGGAACTACTGCGCCGCATGGGGGTACGCAACCCAGAACAAATCGCCCAAGAAATGCAGCAAGCGATGCAACAAAAAACCACCATGGAACAAGGTGTGGCAGGGCGAGGTGATCCAGTACAATTCCCTCAAGGGCAAGCATCTCCAATGCCAGGTATGCAACAAGGCGGGGTTGGTTAATGACAACCTCACCGTTTGTTAATTTTAAGATGAACCCAACTAGTGGTATTGGCAGTACGCCTGTGATCATTTTTGGTAATGATGCATGCACCTGTTTGATTGATGGCATTGTCCTAGCTAATGTCACGGACAATCCGATTGTGATAACCTTGGCCATCGCTAGAGAAGTGACACTTGGCACAGAAACCTATTTTACGCTTGCCAGGCAAGTTTCGATTCAGCCCAATGACCGTGTCGATGTCTTACTGAATGCGACATTGACTCTGGAGCCAGGTGATCTACTTTATGCCTCATCAGACTATTCGAGCAACCTGTTTAACAGCTTTGTTTCATACCGCGAACTAACTGAGCTTAGTACACTACCTGCTACATCACTTAACCCAATAACTAAAGACAGGAGCATTTATGTCAGAACCAGCAAAGACCGACAACCATAGTCCAAATACAATTTCTAGTTTGTTTGAAGATCGTGATCGTCTGCCTTCTACCTCACAAGAAGCTGAACCCCAAGCTGTTAAAAACAATGAAAATGATAGCACTAAATCAGCTGTCACCAGTTCTGGGGACAGCATATCAGACGAAACTCTTGATGCGAAGTCGGGAGCTGACAAAGCAGAAAATAAAAATGCTCAAAATAACCCAGATCTTAAAACCTTGCAAGCGGAGTTAGAAAAAAACCGTAAAACTATCCTGGAGAATCAGAAGTATGGGCGACAAAATGCCCAACGCTTAAAAGGTGCTTTAAAACAAGCCAAAATTCTTATGGAGAATGGTGCGCTTTCAGAGGAAGAAGGTATGAGCTTAATAACATCTTTGGAAAGTGATCATGAAGAAGAAGTAGAGACTTCCCCATACGATGCTCATCCCTTTGGTAAGGTGCTTAAAATTGCCAACACTCAACTTGAAAACCTCAGAAAATATAGCGATGATGACCTGCTGGATGATAAAGTCAAAGCCTTTGATTATTTCTTAAGCCTCGCCTCCCCAGAGGAAGTTAAGGGTGCTCTTGAGGATCTTACTGAGCTTATCGAGGATCCCATTAAGCTTACCAAAAAAATGCTCAGCATTGGAAAGCTTTATTATGATGAATCCTACAAGGATATTGCGAGTGCTGGTAGTGTGCAAAACTATATTAAACAAAAGCATGAAGAAATTGATAAGTTAAACAAAAATATTGACAAGTTAACTAAAAAACTGGCACAGTATGAGGACTATGATCAACCGCGTCATCGTATCAATGAGGTTGGTGAGTCTAACGACACACCACCAGGAAAACGAGATCCCTCTGATGATCTGTTTCATGAACGAGACAAGGACGATATGAGAAGACAAAAACGCCTAGCCTAGTTCGCCCGTTTTTGGATTCAACTTGGATGAGAAGACGATTGCGTAAATTTTGAAGACAGCCCAATTTCTGGCTCTTACCTTCAAATTCTACCTAAATCCCTACCTTTTTTGAAAAGAACGAAAATTCGCATTTTAAGGACAACTTTAGTTGTGACTTAAATATTTTTGTTTATTTTTAAAAAAGGAATTTTTATGGCACTTTATCCAGTCCCCGCACCCGGTTATAACGGGATCAACCAAAACCTCTTCCCTTTTGACGTTGTTACTAAAGTCTTTAAGGAATGGGTACAAATCACCCCACTTTACAACCTGATTGGTAATGAGCCGACCAGGCCCATTGTTCGTAAACAGCTCAGTCGTGGTGAAGGCCTGCAATACCGCATGGGTAAACTGCAAGCCCTCGATTATAAAAACCCCGTGCTGAACTTCGATCAACGCCGTGGTAATGCCCAGCAACAACAGGTTGACTATGATGCGGTCAATGTCGATTTTAAAAGCTTTTTAGTGCAGATCAAGGGCTACGATATTCTTAACTACGGTACCCCGATTGATTTGCCACCCTATGCGCGTCAGCAATTGGTCGAAGCATTCTCCAGGTGTTTAAACTACGATCTGTTTAATGCAATGACCTCCACAGTCTATCCAGCACTGACTACAGGCTCTGCCTTAACCGGTAACGTTGCTGGTAATTACCCTTCTTATGATCGTGTAGTTTTACCGGTCGCTGCAGGAACACTATTAGGAAGAGCAGCTTATCAAGCCAATGGCACCTTCCCAACGTTGGTCAATGGCATGCAGACTTCAGCAGCAACGACACCTGCAGGATCAGGTCTTTCCGCCCGTCACTTGGAGACCTTAAAGCAATACGCGGAACGTGGTAATGCTGCCGATATCGGGGTCAATACCGAAAATGCCCTACGCCCAGCTTATATTAAAAGCAAAGCCGGGTGGCCGATGAACAAATATATTTATCTCGCCCATCCCCAAACCCTCACTAGCTTGTTTGCCGATCCGTTGTTTGCCAACTCAACCTTTAACCGTGGCACGGTGATTGATCAAGAAAATACCCCTCAGACCCTCAATGGTGCCGATTATGTCGGTGAGTACCGTGGCATTGCGATTTATAGCTGCCGTGACCTCTATCAATATGCGATCACCAGTGCGGATGGTAACAAACAAGCGGCCTGGAACATTTTTATGGGTGCAGGAGCCCTATCAGTTGGTTGGGCGGAAGAACCGCAGATCGGTATGGAAAATGACCTGGTAGAACGCATTCAGCTCTACTTTGGCCATGAGTTTCGTGGGCAAAAGATGCTGCAGTTTGCCAGCGAATATGCGCCCCTTGCCGGTGCTGTAGTTGGATCAAATACGGTGGTTGAACAAGGCATTATTCATTCATTTGTAAGCTTTTAATGAAATTTAGATAAAGGAGATTAATCATGACAAGTGTTGTTCGCTACGTGCAAAATACATCCACCGCTGCCAACGTTAATACAAACGTGGCATCAACTGGGGGTGACTATCAGCTGGTTGCCTTTGATATTATCACCACCGCAGGGATTGCTGCCGGTGCCAACGCCAATATCTTAACCTGGAAAGGTGCGGGTAAAATCAAATCGATCTTAACCTTTACCCCAAAGGTTGCAGCGACTGGGGAATTACTGCCCTTAGGCATTGTCGCACAAAACACCCATACGTTGATAACTATTGATGCATCTCAAAAAATACTCAACGTGAGTGTCCCAGCAGCTGGCGTACCAATTCCAGCCCTAAGTGTCATGGCCATGCTGCTGGTGATTGGTAATTACTAAATTAAAGCCCCGCTGAAAGGCGGGGTAGTAATTAGGATGCGGGTTTTTAGATGGAAGTATCAACGTTACTGAGCTTAATGGGCAATCTCTCTTTGGGTAATGATAATATTACCCAGGTTGAGAGGGCTATTTTTTTGCAGTATCTCAACCTGGCTAATTTGGAGTTGTATCAGATCACCGCCAACTTTAACCAGGATTTGCTGGTTCAAGTAACGCTTGCCAATCAGGTCGATTCAAACCAGGTACAACTCCCCGAAACTCCCTATTTGGTTAACAGCGTTTATGACCTTACCCATCAGCGTCAACTCCGTCGAATTTCCTTAAGCGATGCAATTACTAAAGACCCAGCTTTTACAGCTAATGGTAATCCCACCCAGTACTTTGTTAAACGTGATGTCTTGGAGTTTGTTCCAACGCAGACAACGATAACCTCAATCAAGATCTGGTATGTCCCGCAACCCATCATTTTAGCCGAGAATACCCCAGAACAGGATATCCCATACCCTCTAGCCTACCATCCGGTATTGGTCGATGGTGCTTTGTATTATTTATTTCAAGAAGAAGGTGGTTTTAAGAACTTGCAAAAAGCCCAAGCTGCCCAAGCACGTTGGGAAATCGGTCAGACTCGACTACTCGCTTATCTCTATAATTCCAGTGGTCAGCTGTTTTCTACGTTCAGTAGTGTCTAGCGGGAGGGGGTGAAGTATGTTTCAAGAGGGTAATTATAACGTTTTAGAGTTTAATCCGCCCACCCAAGGGATGAACTGCAATATCGCTCCAGAAGTGTTGCCGCAAGACTTTGCGGTTGTCTTTGAAAACATCCTGCCTACACCTGTCGGCTCAAGTGTCGTGCGCTATGGCACCAAACGCTTGGGCGGTGTGAACCTTGATCCGGATGCCGTGATCATCGAAGCCTTCCCTTATGCCAAAGCTAATGGCGACAGCCAGATGGTACTTTATGTGCAAACCTTTGTCCAAGATGGTACAGCTCAGAATTTTCAAGTGCTGGCCCCTAATCAATTTAGCTTTGATACGGCAGTTGCCGATAAATTTGGGGTTGATACACCGATTAAAATTCCCTACACCAGTCTTGGGGTGACCACCCTTTATGCAACAATCGTCAGTAAAACTGTCGTCGGTCAAACGGTTACGATCACGGTACAAGACAATTCCTTTCCCCTACCGATCGAGGGAGTGACGATTAATTCCGTGGCCTTTTCTCAAGGCAGTATCTACGTTTATGACTTGCTGTCCTCAACCCTTGGCGTTGTGCTTAAAACCGGGTTAAGTGTCGGTTGTGTGCCCCGGTCGGTGACTTTTTTAAATACCCTGTTAATCTGTAATGGGGTTGATAAGGTCTTGCGTTGGGATGGTGTGACTTTAAGCGAAGTTGTTGATTTTGTTAAAGAAGATACGGCAATTAATTTTAATCGCATCGATAATACGCATTTTTCTTTTAGTCTTTCACCTCAAAAAGCTGACGTCTTTGACATCACTAAATATCAAAACAATAATCAAATCCAGCTTAAAATTAATGGAGTGACGACGACCACGACGGTTGTCAATATTCTCCAAGCCCAAAACCTGATCACAATTACAACCGCAGATATTTTACCGGCATTTGGGAATCCACCTGAACTATTTTACCGGGACTGGCCACCTGCCTTTAGCTTTATGCTGGTCGCCCACAATCGCCTCTGGGCGTTAGGTGTGGGTGCAGTGGGATTGAGTTACCGTGATCCTGTCCAAGCTTTGCGGGTCTATTTTACCTATCAGCCGAATACGCTGACCAACTGGTTTGATGAAAAACTTAAAATCGTCCCCTTTATCGATTTGGCGCAAACCCATGGTGCTCCAGATAATCTCGAAGCCATCGCCTATGTCAGTGGGTTGACCATCTTTATGGGCAGAGGTAAAACCCAAGTGTGGACAGGATCTGAACCCTTAGGGGCAGCAGTTGATCCGACCCGCCCCAAGTTTGAATTCTCCTCGATTCTGCCAATTGGCATTGTGCACGGCAATCTCGTGGTCGAGATGGCTAATGATGTTTATTTTGTTAGTCAAAATGGCCTACTATCCTTTAGCACTCTCAACGTGGCTAAGCAGTTTGCAGCATCCCCAAGTGATGCGGTTGATCCCTTAGTTCGACAATACGTTACCTCGACCACCACTTCCAATCAGGCCTACCGCGCCTGTCGCTCCTTCAAGTATAAATCAGGGGCATTTTGTGGGTTTAAGATTGGCCTGAATAAGCTGTTGGTCTCCATGTACTCCACGAACCTGTATGCTTGGTCGTTATTTTCTGGGGATTTTGAGAAAGCGCAAAGCTTTTTAGCAACCTTGGACAATGCTTTGTATCTTTTAATCGATAACCAAATTAGCCAATACGCTGATGGCACGAAAGATACCCCTGAGTATGGGGATAATGATGGCCGGGATTTGATCAACTTTATGTGGACACCACCCCTTGTGCACTTACCAGGGAAACGCTGGGCTAACAAACGTTATGAACTGCAGGTGGCTTATCCCTCAAGTTTTGTGCTTGGGATTGAGAATAGCTTATCGATCCTCATTCATGGTGATACCCATAAAACTTTTTCCCTGTCCAATAATTATCCGCTGCCGTTTAAAGGGGATATCTTACAAACCATTCCTTTGGTGGCTCGTGGCGTGCCAGACCCGAATGAACCCGATCCACAAATGTTTGGGTTTAGATTAGATGAACCCTATGCGTACCCCAAGGATCGTTTAAAGTTTTTAAGCTCAACCTTTGGGGTAAGTGTGCTTGGTTCCACCAAGAATGGTAAGTTGAGTTTTAAAAAGATGCGATTGTTTGGCATCGCTGAACGTAATACATAGGAGAAAACTTATGCCAGTACCGATCAACAATAGTCGTCCATCCTTGCCGTATGCGCCAAGCCAATCGCTGCCCAACAACACACGCTTTGGGATCTTAACGACGACGCAAAGGCCACCCACCGCCGAAATGTTGGATGCTGAGTTCAATGCGCTGACCGATGATGTCAATATGTTGGCGGCAGCGATTAATGATGTCCAGGCAGGAAGTATCCCAGGGGCTAATGACCCATTGAATGCTAACAAAGTTTTAAAAACCGATGGTGCTAATAATCTTTCTTGGACATATGTGACCAATGCCGAGATTGAGGTCAATGCGGTGGTTGAACAAAAGCTCGCCGCCCAGGCAGTCACTACCCCTAAAATTGGTGATGCAGCAGTGACTACTCAAAAAATTGCCCAAAATGCGATAGCGACCCATCAGATTATTGATGCCAATGTCACCACGTTAAAAATAGCTGATAATGCGATTATTACCAGCAAAATTACCGACCTTGCCATCACCACCCCAAAGCTTGCCAATCAAGCAGTAACCCAAGGCCAAATCGCTAATGCTGCTGTAGGCACCCCACAAATCATTGACGCTAATGTCACCACTGCAAAGATTGCAGATGTTGCGGTGACCACCCAACAACTGGCTGACGCTGCGGTAACTAATCCTAAAATTGGGCTGTTAGCGGTGACCGCCCCGCAAATTAGTTCAGCGGGTAGCAATCTAGGAGATGTCTTAACCTCTAATGGTGCAGGTGCAGCCTCTTTCTTGGCGAATATCGGCAAGGTGCTGCAGATCGTTTCTTATGAAGATGCGAGTTTTTTTAGAAATGAGTATGATGCAGCAGCTTCGCCAATTAATCTCATCTCATTTAAAACTGCACCATTTTTGTTAAGAATCACCCCAAGAAAAACGAATTCTAAGATTATCTTGTTTTATTCGATCAATATTGGCAGTTATAATAACCAATACACCAGCATCACTTTATGTAAAAACAACTTGCCGTTTAAGGTCGGCCAAGATGATCCGTCCTATAAGGGGGTAACCCACAGTATCTACAGTTCCTGGGGGAAACAGCATTCAGATGGCACTTACGGCTGCTACAACTTCTCAAACTTGTTTGTGGATACGGGTGTGTTAGGCACAGAAATTGCTTATGAAATTAAAAAAGCCCAGCCTTATACAGGAATCAATTCAGGATATGCTGGTGGCTATGCTACCGTCAGCACTATGCATGCGATTGAGATCGATATTTGAGGATGGATAAAACTATGCAGCTTGTTGAAATTAATCCACTGGATGTCCAAAGGGTGTTCCCAAGCTTTTATCACTCTAACTCACGGTTCTTTGCGATTAATCATGAAACCTGTGAAGTGGGGATTTATGGAATCAAAACCATTGATCCCAAAACCTGTGAAATTTCTTTATGTATATTTGAAGATTATCGCTTTAAGCTTCCATATAGAACTGGATTAGAACTGTTATTAAACTTTCCACTTACTCATAAGTTTGATAAAATACTGATATCAACTCAAGAAAAATCAATCATTACTTTGTTGCGGCAGTGTCAGTCACTTGGAGTGGAGTTTATCGGCTATGACAAAGACAATTCTAAAAAAGTTTGGTTTAAGAAAGAAAGGCCATGAATATGGGTAAAAAGTTATGAGTTTTGGTGGTAATGATTCTCCCCCTTCAGCCCCGTACTATCCACCAGTGCCACCAAAGGAAGAGCTACTGGATGTGATTGATGAAGTAACCGGCACCCAAGCGATTACCGTGGTGGGAGCCGATGGTAAGAAAAAACGTGTGGTGAGCCGTTTACCACGCTCGGAAGCAGAGCAAAAGCTTTATGATGATGCCGGTGAATTGATGAATAAGGCGATTGTTGAAATTAAAAAGCTTAGTGACCATGATCCCGCCGCAGTTGTCGATTTTGCTCCGTTTGTTGATGTCATGAATTCTTTGAATGCTGAGCGGCAGGCAGATATAGCAGAGCTCTCCAAGCTTCCTGACTTTAACCAATACGTAGACGACTTTAAGGCAATGGGTAATACCATCATTCAAGATGAATTTAAAAAAGCGGAAAATGAAAACAACGCTTACCTGGCTAATCGGGGTTATGCCGACAGTAGTGCAGCGATTGCCATGCGCAACTCCCTGGTGAGTGAAAAAGCGAAAGCCCTGCAACAACAGGATGTCAACGGTAATCTTTATGGCGAGCAGCTCAAAGCCGCAGATCTTGCCAACCGCATGAATACCTATGGCTTTAGAGAACAGGGGCGCATGGGGCAGTTACAAAATGCCCAAGCGGAACATCAGTTAAAGTTAGGGCAATACGACCAGTCTAATGCCATGCGCCAGCAAGCTTTGCAAAACCAATATGGTTTGTTTAGTACCGGGGCTAAGATTCAAGGGGATGATGCCAACAAAGCGATGGCAACCCGAGCCCCAGAATTGGCGAATACAATCTTCCAGCAAAGCAATATGGATAGTCTGAACCGTCATAATGCCCAAATTGGTCAGATCAACAGTCAGTATCAAAACCAACTGTCCAGTTATAACAGTCAGCGCCCCGGGTTTGGGGATACGATACTGACACTCGGTGGCATGGGAGTTGGTGCCTATTTGGGTGGACCAATGGGGGCAATGATGGGTGGTCAAGCCGGTAAGACCGCTGGCAATCTTTTAAGGTAAGGAACAATAAAAGTTATGACCAATGTACCAATGGATTTATTAAAGCTGAGTGCAAAAAAGCAACCCAAACCAGGTGAGCTTAATGCTAATCTGCAAACCCAAGGATCCTTAGCGAAAATGCGCTATGAAACGGGAGCAGGTGTTCCCAATGCTTATGATGATAGTTCTGATGTCTTTAACAAGATGCGGCAACAATTAGGCAATGGGCCTCAAAGGGGTTGGCGTGCAGGTATCGCTGGACTCTTGGATGGTCTGGCAGTGGGCAGTAAATCAAAGGGTAACGCAGAACGCAGGGATATGGCTCGTAAAATGATGGACACCTTCTCAAGTTTAGAGGGAATTGCGAATGAGGCAGGAAGACGCAATGAGGTCTATGCCAAGAAAGCGGCCTTACAAGAACAGCTCACCCCAGAGTTAGAGGCTCTGACCAAAAACATGAGTGCCTTACCTTATGATGATGTCGTCAAGGTTGGCTCAGGGATTGTGGAAAGAATTAACCAATCCAGTGGTGCTAATTACAAGATCTCCATGATTGATCAGCAAAATGGTAAGGTGTTATTAACTGAAGCTGGTAAGCCTGATCAAAAGTTTGATTTGTTTGAGATGTTTCCTAAAATCAGGGAAGAGCAAAATGTTGAATACCTGACCAAACGCGCCATGCAAATTCAAGCAGAACAAGATCGCAGGGCTGAGCAACAGCTTGGGATTAACCAGCAAAATGCCGATGCCATTCAAACCCGTACCCAGTTTAGTCAAGACCCTAATGCGCAACATGATGTGACGTTGGGTAAAGAGCAAGCGAAAGCCTTAGCTAAAAAGCAAGCCACTCTATCTGAGCAAAACTTAGCGCTCGAAGATGTGAGCTACAAGATTCAGGATTTAAAAGAGATTCTTAAAACCAGCGAGATGATTACCGGCGATACCTTGTCAGCAGGGTTTGAAAGGATAATAGGTAAACAATTAGGCAACAAAGCCTATTCAGATACCGAGCTCTATGATTCAATCAGCAAGGGCTTGCTTTCGTTTGTCAAAGGCAACTTAGCGTTTGGCAATATGAACCAGAAGGAGTTTGAGTTTTTAACCGCACAAACCCCCGACAGCCATAAAACCAAAGCCGCCCTAGAACGGATGCTCAACCGTTTTGAAATGATTCTTGATCGGCAAATGAAGCGCAATGAGCGGGAATTTAATAAAGTGCCAAGTTATGGGACGCGCACTCAAAGCTCACCAGAGGCGACACAACCGCTACCCCAAGAGCAAACCCAGATGCCAGAACAGCAGCCAGCTGAAGCTGAGCAAACCGTTCCTGTTGTCAGCCCAGATGGGGTGATTGGTAAAATTCCGATGTCTAAGTTAAAGGAGGCACTGAATGATGGCTACACCCTCCAATAAATATGGTTTTGTTCCAGATGTGAAGCCAGATAATAAATACGGTTTTGTGCCTGATCAACAACCGCATAGAGAAGATTCCCTAGCCACTCGCGGGGTAAAAGCTGCTGCGCGTACCATTAAATCCCTTGGCTCAGGTCTCGTTGGTGGCTTAGCCGATACGGTGACCATGCCCTACAACCTGGCTGCCACCATGTTCAATGCGTTAAAAGAAAGTAAGTTTGCCAAAGACCTTGACCCATCTTCTCGTGCAATGTTGGAAACTGAAGGGTTTTACCTAGGCGAGCCTGGCAGTCCAGATATTCCCATAGTGCCTTCTGCGGTCGATGCGGTTGATAAAGGAGTTGACCGATTAACCGGAGATTACACAAAAACCCCTGAAGATGAGAAAAGCATTCATGAAGGCCTTAAGGCGGTTGGGTCATTAGCAAGCGCAGGTGGTGCTGCCAAGGGTGCAATAAAGTTCGGAGCTAACAAAATTGGTGGAATCCTAGAAAAGTTGGGAACCACAAAAGCTCGAGATTTAGTCGCAGGCGGGATTTCTAGTGGTGTTACTAGTGAAGCTATGGAAAGAGGACAAAATCTGCCAGTGGCCTTTGGTGAGGGGATTGGCGCAGGTATGCTTGCAAATGTGCTGCTTAATAAGAAAACCTTAAATCTTCCAGCTAAAGCCGCCATGAAAACCTTAGGCTTAGACCCTAAAAATCTTAAAACCGATACCCTTGAGGCAGCTAAACGCATTGGTGTAGATTTACCGGCTTCAGGTGCTACTGATGCCAAGCTGATGGGCTTAGCCAATCAAATGGTAGCGGCCACGCCAGTGATGGGAGATGTGGTGAGAGACAAGGTTAAAGCGGCATCGAAACAGTTTCAAACCGCGTTTAAAGAGCTCGCTGATTCAGTTGGCCCCATCAAGAATGAAGCCACAGAACAAGAGATCAATCGTCTCTATGGAAAGGTTAGAGATACTCTTCCTAAAGATGCTGCAATAATCCCTACCCACACGGTTGACGCGATCAACGCTGTTAAAGCCAAGGTCAAAACGGCAATCCTTTCCCCTCCAGAAAAAGAGTTACTTGCAACCCTTGATACGCTTGGGAATAACCTGATGTTTGATAGCAAGCTAGCAGTGCCAATGCCAGTAGAAATGCTAGTTGGTACAAAACGTAGCCTGAATAATATTATCAAATGGGATAAGGACGAAGGGACGAAAAGCCTGCTAAGAACTGTGCAACAAGCCACCCTTAAAGATATTGCTGCTTACGGCAAGACCAATCCCGCCTGGCAAAAGACTTTTGATTCAGCGGAACGTCAGTTTGAAAGGGTTGCTAAACGTGAAAAGCTCGACAATCTTCTAGCTGGCAAGATTGAAGACCCGATTACCAAAGATGTTGCCTATCTTCCTCTGGCTAAGCTTTTAAACGACAGAAAATATGCCAAGCAACTCGAGACGACCCTCGGGAACCAAAACTTCAAAAAGCTCAAAGATTTTACCACCGTTGCAGAAAGTATGGCGGTTGCCAATAAAAATACCCCCAACCCCTCTGGTTCAGCCATCGTTGGTTCGGTAGCAGCCCTGGTGACCTCAATCGTCGTTGGTGATTTTACGACCCCGCTTAAGGTCATTGGTGGTGGAGCTGCGCTCACCCAGTTGTTGACCAACAAACGATTCTTGAATCTAGCCACCAAGTTTGCCAAAGAACCAACTGAGCCACTTGCCCAAAAACTCAATGCTCTCGTCAAAGAAATCACAGGTATGACCTCTCAGGCTTTGATGACGGGGCTTAAAGAAAAATCAGAAGCCTCAGACTAACCGCATTTGCTAAAGGCTTGATCTACAATGTTGGTTAGCTTCTTTAATTCCTCTAGCTCTAAATGCGCATAACGTGTGGTTGTTGCAATATTTTTGTGTCCTAAAAGTTTAGATACTCCGTAAAGACTTACCCCCTTCTTTAAAGCAAAACTAGCAAAAGAATGACGCAAATCATGAATCCTTACATCTGGAATACCAGCTTTTTTACGGATCCTGTTCCATGTATTGTGTACTTTAATTAAATGATAACCAGCTTTACTGCCACAAAACACATATGGATTGTCTGGTTTCTTTTGAAGTCCTAAAATTACATTTTTAGCACTCTCATTTAACGGGATACCTCGTTCTCCTACTTTACTGTCCTTAAGGTGTATGAAATTTTCCTTAAGGTTTACATCCTCCCACTTTAGGCTTAGAACCTCACCTAAACGACAACCTGTGTAAATAAGAAGACGAAAAGCAGCGATAGTGTAGTTTGAATCAGCATCAGTTCCATTTCGCTCAGCTAAAACTTGGTCTAGCCGCTCTAATTCCTTGTCACTTAAAAAACGGTTCATCATCTTCCCTGGATGTTTAGGTACTCCTCGGCAAGGATTACTATTTCGAGGTCTATACTCCCATAATTCGGCTTGATTGAAAGCGCATCCTAACAATATAAGGCATTTTGCACTAGTGCCATTGGATAAGGAATTTGTGAACTCTAATATGTCTTTTCGTTCAATTTCAGTTATAGATTTTTTGCCAAAAAAAGGCAGTATATAGTTTTTAATTCTTGAAGAATCTCTGTTAATTGTAGAAGGTTTATGGTGCTGCTTGATATATTTTTCTGTAAACACCAGCCAGAACTCTCCAAAAGTAACAGACTGCTGTACCTCAACTTCTTTGGCTTTTTTTAATTCCTTGGGGTCAATTTTTTCTATTTGCACACTATGTGCAAACTTTTTAGCCTGTATTCGGGCTTCATCCACAGTAATGCTTCCATACACGCCAATCTTAATACAAGAAGATTTTTTGTTTATGGGAGATCGATAAGAGTATACAAAGGTTTTTTTAGATGGGTAAATCCTACAACCAAATCCCGCGATTACATCATCCCATATAATATAATCTTTTGGCTTATTGGGGCTTCTATCAATTACTGCTTTGGTAAGTTGGGGCATCTTAAAATATCTTGATTTTTTGATGTGCTAACGTTAGCAAAAAGTTAGCATCAGAACAAGATGTATCTTCCTTTATAGGGTATTCATTGGGAGTTATTTACCATAGTTGATTTTTGTGAATGGCCATAAGATCTATATATAGAGCCATAAAAGGCATAAAAGCTTGGCTGGGGTACTAGGATTCGAACCTAGGGATGCCGGTACCAAAAACCGATAAATTATCAAGACTTGATATATCTAGAAATACTAAAATCCTTAGGTATATCAAGGTTTTCAGCCTTTTTTGGATATACCTTATATTCTTCATAATGCACTATTTATGGATAAAAATTGACAGTAAAACCCATTTTGTTCTAACTTTGATCTAACGTTTGAATTGAGTGAAATGGATGACAAAACTAACAAAAAAGCTTGTAGAGACCAGTCTACCACGAGAAAAAGATTATGTGATTTGGGATGATGAGATAAAGGGGTTTGGATGCCGTATTTACGCATCTGGCTACAAAACCTACGTATTTTTTTATACATCTCCAACAACAAAAATATACTCTTATCTTAAAATCGGTGTGCACGGAAACTACACAGTAGACTTAGCTAGGGACAAAGCAAAGAAATGGTGCGCAGATATTGCCAAAGATATTGATCCAAAGGAAAATAAAAAAGTAAAACAAGTTGAAATTCAGCAATCTGTTACTTTTGAAGAATTCTGGCAGGTGTTTACAGAAAAATACATCAAGCAGCACCACAAACCTTCTACAATTAATCGAGATTCTTCAAGAATTAAACTGTACATACTTCCTTTCTTTGGGAAAAAAACTATAGCTGAAATTGAACGAAAGGATATATTAGCATTCAAAGATTCTCTGTCCAATGGTACAAGCGCAAAATGTCTCATACTGCTAGGGTGTGCTTTCAACCAAGCCGAATTATGGGGGTATAGACCTCAAAATAGTAACCCTTGTCGAGGTGTTCCTAAACACCCAGGCAAGAAAATGAACCGTTTCCTAAGTGATGAAGAATTAGGAAGGTTGAATCAAGTTCTTGATGAAAAAGCTGGAGCAAATGCTGCTTCTAATTATACTATCGCAGCCCTACGTTTACTTATATATACGGGTTGCCGTTTAGGAGAGGTTTTGAGCCTGAAGTGGGAAGATGTCAACCTTAAAGAAAATTTCATACATCTTAAAGACAGCAAAGTAGGAGAACGAGGTATCCCCTTAAATGAGAGTGCTAAAAATGTAATTTTAGGTCTTAAAAAACAAGCCGATAATCCCCATGTGTTTTGCGGAAATAAAAAGGGAACGCATTTAGTTACCATCCAAAAAATCTGGGATAGGATTCGTCAAAAAGCTGGCATTCCAGATGTCCGTATTCATGATCTTAGACATAGTTTTGCTAGCTTTGCTTTAAAGAAAGGAGTGAGCCTTTATGGAGTATCTAAACTCTTAGGACATAAAAATATTGCAACAACCACGCGTTATGCGCATTTAGAATTAGAAGAATTAAAGAAGTTAACTAACATTGTAGATCAAGCATTTAGCAAGTGTGGCTAGTCTGATGTTTGTGATTTTTCTTTCAACCCCGTCATCAACGCCTGAGAGGTCATACCTGTGCTTTCTTTGATTAAGCTATTGAGTTTTTGGGCAAGTGATTCTGTTGGTTGCTTGGCAAACTTAGTAGCGAGATTTAAAAACCGTTTGTTGGTTAGCAACTGGGTGAGCACAGCTCCACCACCAATGACCTTAAGCGGTGTCGTAAAATCTCCAACGACAATTGAAGTAACCAATGCTGCTACTGAACCAACGATGGCTGAACCAGAGGGATTGGGTGTGTTTTTATTGGCAACTGCCATACTTTCTGCAACGGTGGTAAAATCCTTGAGCTTCTTGAAGTTTTGGTTCCCGAGGGTAGTTTCAAGTTGCTTGGCATATTTTTTGTCATTTAAAAGCTTAACTAGCGGAACATAGGCAACATCTTTGGTAATCGGGTCTTCAATTCTGCCAGCTAGAAGATTGTCGAGTTTTTCACGTTTGGCAACTTTTTCAAACTGACGTTCCGCTGCATCAAAAGTCTTTTGCCAGGTGGGATTGGTCTTACCGTAAGCATCAATATCTTTAAGCGTGGCTTGTTGTACTGTTCTTAACAGGTTTTTCGTCCCTTCGTCTTTATCCCATTTAATAATACTGTTGAGACTGCGTTTGGTACCCACTAGCATTTCAACTGGCATTGGCACTGCTAGTTTGCTATCAAACATCAGGTTATTGCCAAGCGTATCAAGAGTTGCAAGCAATTCTTTCTCTGATGGGGAGAGGATTGCCGTGTTGACCTTGGCTTTAACAGCGTTGATAGCTGTAACTGTATGGGTGGGGATTATTGCAGCATCCTTAGGAAGGGTATCTCTAACCTTTCCATAAAGACGATTGATCTCCTGATCTACAGCCTCATTCTTGATGGGGCCAACTGAATCAGCGAGTTCTTTAAACGCAGTTTGAAACTGTTTGGATGCGGTTTTAACCTTGTCTCTGACCACATCTCCCATCACTGGCGTTGCCGCTACCATTTGATTGGCTAATCCCATCATCTTGGCATCAGTAGCACCTGAAGCCGGTAAATCAACACCAATGCGTTTAGCTGCTTCAAGGGTGTCGGTTTTAAGATTTTTAGGGTCTAAACCTAGAGTTTTCATGGCGGCTTTAGCTGGAATATTTAAGGTTTTCTTATTAAGCAGCACATTTGCAAGCATACCTGCTCCAATCCCTTCACCAAAGGCTGCTGGCATTCCTTGACCTTTTTCTAGAGCTTCACTAGTTACGCCACTGGCAATGCCACCTGCGGCTAGATCCCGGGCTTTTGTACTACCTAACTTTTCCAAAGTTTTACCAATCCGATTGGCCCCAAACTTTACAGCACCCTTGGCAGCACTACCGGCGCTCGCTAATGACCCAACTGCCTTTAACCCTTCATGCAAGCTTTTTTCATCTTCAGGAGTTTTAGTATAGTCACCAGTGATACTGTCCACACCACGATCTACCGCATCGACGGCAGAAGGTGCTGTTGGGATATCTGGACTGCCAGGCTCGCTCAAGTAAAACCCTTCAGCTTCCAACATGGCACGAGAGGATGGGTCGAGATCTTTGGCTAGCTTACTTTCTTTTAGCGCATTGAACATGGTGGCGGCCAAGTTGTAAGGCATCGTCACTGTATCAGCTAACCCACCAACGACCCCTGATCCAAGGGATTTGGCGGTACGTGCAACAGCTCTTGCCCCGCGCGTTGCCAGAGATTCTTGGTTCTGTGGTTGTGCACCTGCTTGTCCACCTCCTTGTAAACCTTGTTGTGTACCTTCAACAACTCCACCTAAAGCTTCGAGATTAAATTTTTGCGGTGTGGATGCAGGTTGCTCAACCACACCACCGAGCGCTGCAAGATTAAACTGTTGAGGAGGTGTTGTGGTCCTGGATGTTGTCTTGGATGATGATGGGTTACTCAACAAGACGTGCTCCCTGACTCATCGCTAAATCAACATTGGCGGCTGGAATTAAAACCACCGTGCCATCTGGTGCCGTCATGCGTACCATCTCAGTCTGGGGTTGTGGTGACATCTGCGTTTGTTCTGGGGGTAACTGCGTCTGTGCCGGCATTTGCTCCTGCTGTTCCTTCTGCTGTGCTTCATTCGCAAGCTGATTGCGTCTCCCATAACTTGGTACCGCATTGATTTCCCGGTCATTACGCTTAATTTGTCGATCCAGCGTTGTTTCAAAACGGTTGAGCATACGTTCTAAGGCCGCTTTGGTTTTATGGCTGTCGGGAGTTTGCGCGGTTAAAAACTCAAACTCCTTCTGATTCATATTGCCAAACGCCAGATTGCCCTTAACAAACGACAGTAATCCTTTACTGATTGAGTCATAGAGTTCCGTATCTGAATAGGCTTTGTTGCCCAATTGCTTACCTATTATCCTTTCAAACCCTGCTGACAAGGTATCGCCAGTAATCATCTCACTGTTGTTGAGGATATCTTTTAAATCCTGGATTTTGTAGCTAACATCTTCTAAGGCTAGATTTTGCTCAGATAGGGTGGATTGCTTTTTCGCTAATGCTTTTGCCTGCTCCTTGCCCAAGGTTACATCATGTTGTTTATCAGGATCTTGACTAAACTGGGTACGGTTTTGAATGGCATCGGCATTTTGCTGGTTAATCCCCAGTTGTGCTTGTGCTCTCCTGTCTTGTTCTGCTTGAATTTGCATGGCTTTCTTGGTCAGGTACTCAACATTTTGCTCATCTGCGATCTTAGGAAACATCTCAAACAAATCAATCTTTTGATCAGGCTTTCCGGCTTCCGTTAATAACACCTTACCATTTTGCTGATCGATCATGGAGATCTTGTAATTGGTGCCACTGGACTGGTTAATCCTCTCGACAATATTTGATCCAACCTTGACGACATCATCGTAAGCTAAGACGCTCATATTTCTAGTGAGCGCCTCTAATGCTGGAGTAAGCTGTTCTTGCAAGGCCGCTTTCTTGGCATAGAGTGCATTACGTCTCCCGGCCTCATTCGCAATCCCCTCTAAACTTGAGAAAGTGTCCATCATCTTTCTGGCCATCTCACGACGTTCATCGTTTCCTTGTGATTTGCTGCCAACCGCCAGACCATCCAAGAGTCCAGCAATACCTGCACGCCAACCTCGCTTAGAGCCACTGCCTAATTGTTGCCGCATCTTGTTAAAGACATCAGAACGATCATCATGAGCATTGGGCACCCCCGCTCCTGTTTCATAGCGCATCTTCGCTAAGGAGCCTTGGGTTTGCAAATTGGCATTAAGCTCACCTGGTTTGGGTTGCTTTTTTGCACTAAGCTTTAATAAATCCATTGGCACATTGGTCATAAATTTTATTGTTCCTTACCCTTACTTACCCTTACCTTAAAAGATTGCCAGCGGTCTTACCGGCTTGACCGCCCATCATTGCTCCCATGGGGCCACCAAAATACGCACCTACACCCATGCCACCGAGTTGCAGCATCGTATCCCCAAAGGAGGGTCGCTGACTGTTATAACTCGCGAGTTGGTTTTGATACTGACTGTTGATCTGGCCAATCTGGGCATTATGACGGTTTAGACTGTCCATATTGCTTTGCTGGAAGATGATATTGGCGAGTTCTGGAGCCCGGGTCGCCATCGCTTTGTTGGCATCTTCGCCTCGAATGCTTGAGCCTATATTGAATAACCCACTTTGGTTTTGCAAAGCCTGTTGGCGCATGGCATTGGACTGGTCGTACTGGCCTAACTTTAGGTTGTGCTCGGCTTGGGCATTTTGTAACTGCCCCATACGGCCTTGTTCTCTAAAACCATAAGTATTCATGCGGTTACCAAGATCCGCGGCTTTGAGCTGTTCCCCATAAAGATTGCCGTTGACATCTTGTTGTTGCAGGGCTTTCGCTTTTTCACTCACCAGGGAGTTACGCATCGCAATCGCTGCACTACTGTCGGCATAACCCCGATTAGCCAGGTAAGCCTTGTTTTCATTTTCCGCTTTTTTAAATTCATCTTGAATAATGGTGTTACCCATTGCCTTAAAGTCGTTTACGTATTGGTTAAAGTTGGGGAGCTTGGAGAGTTCTGCTATATCTGCCTGCCGCTCAGCATTGAGATTGTTCATGACATCAACAAAGGGAGCAAAATCCACGACTGCCCCAGGATCATAGTCACTCAAGCGTTTGATCTCCACAATCGCCTTATTCATCAACTCGCCGGCATCATCATAAAGCTTTTGCTCTGCTTCAGATCGCGGTAAACGGCTAACCACGCGTTTTTTCTTACCATCCGCTCCTACCACGGTAATCGCTTGGGTGCCAGTTACCTCATCAATCACATCCAGTAGCTCTTCCTTAGGCGGCACTGGTGGATAATAGGGGGCTGGAGGGGGAGAATCATCACCACCAAAACTCATATGCTTTGCCTTTCTCGTTTAAACCAAACTTTTTGATAGTTGTCTTTGTCATAACCGACAAACTCGACCCCAAGTGAGTGACACTGGCGCAATAAAGTAATAATCGACTTTTCACAGGTGGACATCAGTATTTTATCAAACTTATGAGTAAATGGAAAGTCTAATAACAGTTTTAAGCCAGTTCTATAGGGAAGCTTAAAGCGATAGTCTTCAAATATACATAAAGAAATTTCACAAACATTTGGGTCGATGGGTTTGATTCCATAAATCCCCACCTCATGATCTTTGTAGGTGATCATAAAGAATTGCGAATCTTGGTGATAAAAGCTCGGAAACACTCGTTGCACATCGAGCGGGTTGATTTCGATAAGTTTCATTGGGGTGAGTTCTATTTGTAGAGGCTTCATTTAGATAATCTCCATTTAGACAATCTCCGTCATTTTAACCCCAGTACCAGCATCCATCAAATATCGATCTCAATTGCATGCATGGTGCTGACGGTGGCGTAGCCTCCACTATACCCTGAATTGATGCATGTGTAAGGCATTGCCTTTTTAACTTCATAAACAATTTCTGTGCCTTGAACCCCTGTGTCCACAAAGAAGTTACAAAAATTAAAACACCCGTACTGCCCATCTGAATGCTGTTTTCCCCAAGCACTATAAATACTATGGGTAACGCCTTTATAGGAGGGATCATCCTGACCCACCTTAAACGGAAGATCGTTTTTACATAATGTGACGCTGGTATACTGGTTGTTGGCGCTACCGACATTAATCGAATAAAACAAAATAATCTTCGAATTGGTTTTTCTGGGGGTAATTCTTAACAAAAACGGTGCCGTCTTAAACGAGAGGAGGTTAATTGGCGAAGCTGCCGCATCGTATTCGTTTCGCACAAAACGTGCATCTTCATAGGAAACAATCTGTAGCACCTTACCGATATTTTCCAAGAAAGACGCTGCCCCTGCACCATTAGAGGTTAAGACATCTCCCAATTGACTACCCGCTGAACTGATTTGCGGAGCGGTTACCGCTAAGAGCCCAATTTTAGGATTCGTTACCCCAGCATCAGCGAGTTTATCGGTGGTCACCGCAACATCTGCAATCTTTACAGTTGTGACATTACCGTCAACGAGTTGGTTGGTGCCCACCGCAGCATTAGCGAGTTGGTTTTGGGTTACCGCTTGATTGGCAAGTTTTGGGGTGGTGATGGCGGCATCAGCGATTTTAGCGGTAGTAACATTCGCATCAGCAAGCTTAACCGTGGTGACATTCGCATCAATAAGCTGATGGGTGGCTATCGCATTTTGAGCAATTTTTTGCGTGGTGACTGCCGCATCACCAATTTTAGGGGTAGTGACACTTTGGGCGGCGAGCTTTTGTTCAACCACCGCATTGACCTCAATCTCCGCATTGGTTACTTGTGTCCAAGAAAGATTATTAGCCCCATCAGTCTTTAAAACTTTGTTAGCATTCAAGGGATCATTAGCGCCGGCAATTGTTCCTGCCTGGACATCATTAATCGCTGCTGCCAACATATTGACATCATCGGTTAGCGCATTGAATTCAGCATCGAGCATTTCAGCAGTAGGCGGCCTTTGTGTGGTCGTTAAGATTCCAAAGCGTGTGTTGTTAGGAAGCGATTGGGTTGGCGCATACGGCAAGGATGGACGGCTATTGTTAATCGGTACGGGCATAAGTTTTTCTCCTATGTGTTACGCTCAGCAATGCCGAACAACCTAATCTTTTTAAAGCTCAGCTTGCCATTTTTGGTGGCGCCAAGCACACTCACTCCAAAAGTCGAGCTTAAAAACTTTAAACGATCTTTAGGGTACGCATACGGTTCATCTAATCTAAACCCAAACATTTCTGGATCAGGTTCATTGGGATCAGGATCCCCAGAAAGCACCAAAGGAATGGTTTGTAAGATATCGCCCTTAAACGGTAGGTGATAGGGATCGGATAAGGAAAAGGTCTTGTGGATATCCCCATGAATCAGGATCGATAAGCTGTTCTCATCTCCCAGCACAAAGCTTGAAGGATAAGCCACCTGCAGTTCATAGCGTTTGTTAGCCCAACGTTTTCCAGATAAATGCACAAGGGGAGGTGTCCACATAAAATTGATCAAGTCTCGGCCATCATTATCCCCATGCTCAGGGGTATCTTTCGTGCCATCGGCATATTGGCTAATGCGGTTATCGATTAAAAGATATAAAGCATTGTCCAAGGTTGCTAAAAAACTTTGCGCTTTCTCAAAATCCCCAGAAAATAATGACCAAGCATAGAGATTCGTCGAATACATGGAGACCAATAGCTTATTCAGACCAATCTTAAACCCACAAAAGGCCCCTGATTTGTACTTGAAGGAGCGACAGGCCCGGTAGGCTTGGTTCGAAGTGGTCGTCGAGGTCACATATTGTCGAACTAAGGGATCAACCGCATCACTTGGGGATGCTGCAAACTGCTTAGCCACGTTGAGAGTGCTAAAGGATAATAGACCATTTTGACTAACAAAATAGACATCATTCGCCATTTCCACCACCAGATTACCGTGCACAATGCCAATCGGCAGTATCGAGGAGAACTCAAACTTGGGGCGGGTCGGATCAACCGCAGCCCCTAAGGGTTCAGAACCCGTCCACACTTGGGTTTTACCTCTGCCCATAAAGATGGTCAAACCACTGACATAGGCAATGGCCTCAAGATTATCTGGAGCACCATGGGTTTGTGCTAAATCGATAAAGGGAACGATTTTAAGCTTTTCATCAAACCACCTCGTTAACGTATTGGGCTGATAGGTAAAATAGACCCGCAAGGCTTGGATAGGATCACGGTAACTCAATCCCACGGCACCCGGACCCAACGCCCAAAGACGATTGTGGGCGACCAGCATAAAGCTAAAGGCAGGTGGCCAGTCCCGGTAAAAGAGTTCAGGTTGGTGTTGTTGATCGAAAGCAGGTAAGAGATCTGCGGTCGTGATGGTCACTACCTCATTAACTTGCTCAATATTGACAACCGTCGTGGTGGTCGTCACTCCATGAATGTTAAGCTGGATTTGATTATTGTGTTGATATTTAGTGATATCAAAAACGTCAGCTTTTAGCGGTGAAAGAGCATAAGAGAACTGAGTGTCATCGATGCGATTAAAATCAATGGAGGCATCTTCTTTAACAAAATCAATAACTTCGCTTAAAGTTACCCCATCCCAGGCCAAGACTCGATCAACCCCATTACAGAGTAACAGGGTGTTTAAAAAGGTCACTGATCGGGGCACACACCCGACACTTAACCCGGTTTTAAGGGGGTCACCAAGGGTTGAGGATAGCAAGTCATAAACGTAGAGACTGCCTTGAGAATACGCTACGGAATTAATCGTCACCCCCTCGAGCGGTAAGGGGAAGGAGTTATCTTGCACCGTGATTGTAACGGTTTGACCAACCACGGTTTTACTGACAATGGTCGCCGTGAGGGTCGTCACCCCCAGGCTAGTGTAGGGAATTTTAATCGGCGTATCGATATTAAAGGCACCCAGATTATCTGTATCAAAGCTAAACTGATTAGGGGCCAGCACCTCAAAATTCTCGGCTGTACCATCTAGGACAAAGGTTTGTACATAAAGGACCATCTGGCTATCGCCATTGGCTTTAGCATAAGGGAACGCTTCGATGATCACGGCATCCGGATCAAGGGTCACACCGCCTAAGCGTTTAGTGCCATAGCGCACGACACTTGAGCCGACCGGTGTTGGTAGGATGTTCTCAAACACAACGGCAAAGTCTTGCGGCAACACTTCTGGGGCAATGTTGCAGTTCATCCCTTGTGCAGGAGGGCAGATTTCTAAAACGTTATAGTTACCTTCTTGGAACATGATTCATCCACCCTGCTACACACTACTGAACGTAGAAAACAGTTGACCACTGGAATTGTAGAGATAGGCGAGCAAGCGGGTCTGGCCGACTTCCCAGCGTCTTTGAGCATCCTGAGCCTTTTGGAGGTTTTTAAAGCCGCCTTCTTCACAAAATAAATAATACAACGCCCCATCGACTAAGACAGGGTGATAGGCAAAGGGATAGGGGATATCTTCCTCAGGGGTTTGTTCCGTTAAAGGGATCGGCTGAGGAACATACCAGATATTGATCGAGGTGATCGCCATCTGCGTTGGGATAAACTCCAAGACATCACGCCGAACAACATATTGGGTAGGATTGCCATTAGCTGTAAAAGCTGGGTCCTTAGTAATCGCATCCCTTAAGGAAATCCGACGGAGTTGACGGTGATGGGTAAGATCGTAAACGTGATTGACCAGATAGGGGGTTTCGGGGAGTTGCACCTGGTTTGACTCCACCTGATTAGCAAGGGTTACTTGAACCAGCAGATCCTGATTAAAATTAGCCGTCACTTGGTAGAGCTCTAAATGGGCGAGGTTGAGATACTGTAAAAAAATACCTCGCTCAACCGCAGTAATATTATCATTACCCAAAGAGAGATTACCCATTAAGTTCAGTAACGTTGATACTTCCATTTTTTACTTATCCCACGATCATCTTCTCACTCACCTAACTTATCGTGCAGACGCCTACCTTTAGTAATTCCCAATCACCAGCAGTAAAGAAATCACCGTATTGGTTGGAATAGGTGTTGCACCTGCTAATAAAGCGATGTTGATGATTTTTCCTGTGGCATCTAGGGTGATGGTTGTATGGGTATTTTGTGCCACCGCTCCCATAGGAATCACTTCACCGGTTGTAGCCCGGCGCATAAACACCGATGATATTGCCTTGATTTTACCCGCCCCTTTCCAGGTCAAGATATTGGCATTGGCGTTAGCCGCAATTCCTGCTGCAGTCGTAATATCAAAAGCAACCAGCTGATAATCGCTTCCCGTTGACACCACGCTTGTATTCACGTTGGCAGCAGTCGTTGTATTTTGCACGTAGCGAACAACACTTGTCATGATTGATCTCCTCTATTAATTTATAATATGTTAAATTATTATCTATTGTATTTCTATATATTGTCTTCTTTTCTATTATATTTTTATCTTTTTAAAAGCTGACAAACGAATGAAGTATTCCCTGTTCAACCACTGTGTTTGATCCCACTACGGCACCAGCCTGGCTTGCGTATAAACTTTTAAACTGCAGCATCTTTTGTCCACGAAACTCATGACCAAAGTAGAGCTGAATCCGTTCCACTAGGTCATTTTCCATGCCGATCTGTGGTTCTTCCGCCCAACCTATTGATAGGGCACCAGCACCCATAAAAATGTTCCAGGCCGCTTGTTTTGTCCCATCTTGACTGGTGATCGCATATTGGTAGAGGTCACGGCAGCTATAAATCGCAATGCCACGATATTCCCCCACATAGTCAGCACCATTGAGGGTTTGTGGGGTATTATCAGAATCAATCACCGTGCCACGGTTAAAGGTTGAGTTGGCAAACAACGGATCGGCAAACAAGCTAGTGAGGGTTTGGGGATGGGCCAGATAAATATATTTGTTCATCGGCCACCCGGCTTTGCTTTTAATGTAGGCTGGGCGTAGGGCATTTTCGGTATTGACCCCAACATCAGCAGCATTACCCCGTTCCGCATATTGCTTTAAGGTCTCCAAGTGACGGGCGGAAAGACCTGATCCTGCAGGGGTTGTGTTGGCGGAAGTCTGTAGGCCATTGACCAGGGTTGGAAAGGTGCCATTGGCTTGATAAGCTGCTCTTCCTAATAGCGTTCCTGCAGCGACTGGTAAAACCACACGATCATAGCTTGGGTAATTCCCAGCGACGTTACCGGTTAAGGCAGAACCTGTGGTCAGGGCCGGATAGACTGTGGAGGTCATCGCATTAAACAGATCGTAGTTTAAACACCTGGAGAATGCTTCGACCAATTGCTGACGCGCATAGGGTGGCAAGTCAATCGGTGTACCGTAGTTGAGAATGTCGTAGCCCTTGATCTGGACCAGAAAGCTTTTAAAATCGACATTGACAGCATCGTAGTCAATTGATTGCTGCTGGGCATTACCCCGGCGTTGATCGAAGTTTAGCACAGGGTTTTTGTAATCAAGCGCTTGGAGTTTGCCCATGCGGTATTGCAAACCTTCACCACGACTAAGTTGTTTACGAACAATCGGTCGGGTCGGCTCATTACCGATCAGGTTGTACAATGGGGTGATTTGTACCCATTCCTTGAAGACTTTCGTGACAACGTCAAAGGGGAAGAGATTTTGGTTGATTCCATTATAACCGGGTGCAGGGACTGGATAAAGCGCCATAAAAATTCCTTTTTTAAAACAAACAAAAAAATTTAAGCAACAACCAAAGTTGTCCTTAAAATGCGAATTTTCGTTCTTTTCAAAAAAAGGTAGGGATTTCGGTAAAAGTTGAAGGTAAGAGCCAGAAATTGAGCTGTCTTCAACCTTTACGCAATCGTCTTTTCATCCAAGCTGAATCCAAAAGCGGGCGACCTAGGCTAGGCGCTTTTGTCTTCTCCTATCATCCCTGTCTCGATCATCAAAGACATCCGAAGAGGGATCCCGTTTTGTATGGGGTGTGTCGTTAGACTCACCAACTTCATTAATACGATAACGTGGTTGATCATAGTCCTCATACTGTGCCAGTTTCTTGGTTAACTTGTCAATACTTTTGTTCAACATTTCAATTTCTTCCTGTTTACTTTTTATGTACTGAGAAACACCTCCAGAACTAGCGATATCCTTATAGGATTCATCATAATAAAGCTTGCCAATGCTGAGCATCTTTTTAGTCAGTTTGATCGGATCATCGATGAGGTCAGTAAGATCCTCAAGAGCCCCCTTAACTTCTTCAGGAGATGCCAGGCTTAGGAAGTAATCAAAAGCTTTGACCTTGTCATCCAGCAGGTCATCATCGCTATATTTTCTGAGGTTCTCTAGTTGGGTGTTGGCAATTTTAAGCACCTGACCAAAGGGATGCGTATCGTATGGGGAAGCTTCTACTGCTTCTGCATCATCACTTTCCAAAGATGTTATTAAGTGTCGCGCTTCTTCCTCAGACAATGCACCACTCTCCACCAAAGTTTTAGCTTGTTTTAAAGCACCCTTTAAGCGTTGAGCATTTTGCCGCCCATACTTCTGATTCTCCAGGATCGTTTTGCGGGTTTTTTCCAGCTCCGTTTGTAAGGCTTTGAGATCTGGGTTGTCAATAGCTTGATCGTCGACCTTGGCAGCTTTGGTTTCAACCGTTACCTCATCTGGTTGTGAAGATAATGTGGGTGCTGCCTGTTTTTTTGATGTGTTGGAAGATGGGCTGATATCCTCTTGTAAAGCTTGGCGATCACGATCCTCAAACAAACTAGAAATTGTATCCATTTTTTCTGCAGTCTCAGCTGTTTCCTTTTTTAGGGTATCTAACATAATTTTCTCCTAATGGTTAAATAGGTTGTTGTTTGAGTGGCTGGTTAGATCCACCTTGGGGTTGGCCTTGAGGGGCAAACTGTACAGGATCACCTCTGCCGGCAACCCCTTGTTCCATCGTGGTTTTTTGTTGCATGGCTTGCTGCATTTCTTGGGCGATTTGTTCCGGATTGCGCACCCCCATGCGGCGCAGTAGTTCCGGTGAGAGCATTAGCCACTGGGCATGGGCGTTAGACAATAGGGATTCGAAAGTAGCCTTTTGTTCCGCAAAGGAACTTTGGTAATCCGGCACTTCTTCAATGTACAAGGACAGCGGTAGGGTGCGGATATCATTGAATATTACCTGTTTACCGTTAACTTCTCGCATCAGATTCAAAATGATCATTTCTCGCTCATTCGGTGTTAGCAGTTCTACCGCCGCGTTCATCTCACTGCTGGATTGAATGATGTTTAAGATAAACCGGGATTCGCGTTTCTTCATCTGCGAGAAGTTATCAAAGGCAAAGACATTATTGCGTACACTGTTGACCTGACGCATGTGTTGGGCAACCCCACTGGTGGCATTGGTTTGAATCCCCAGCATCTCATCATGAATACCAGTAACTCTTTGGATCAGCTTAAGGTAGAGTTCAACAATTTTAAGTTGCTCTTCCCCCATCTGTGCATTGCTGGACAGTTGAAACTTAGAATCCTTGGGCAGAGCAATCACTGAATCAATTTTTTGCAATTGCTCCTGAATTGTTTCAAGACTCTGACCTTGCATCGGATTGCCTTCAAAAATTAAACGAGCCGAGTTAATCGCATAAATTGATTTCGTTACCCGGGCATTACAGTCCCGTTGGATATCTTTCATCGATTCCAAAAGTCCATAAGCTACACCAGTTTTAAAACGCCGCTGAAAAACGATCGGAATATAACTAAAATCTTTTTGATCTGGGAAAGTGTTGTCCAACGGTCCATGTTCTAGCAACGTGTTGTCCAAAAACAGGGTGCGCATGATGCGCTCGCCCCTTTTTTCTTCAATTTCACCTTGGGCAAGTTCTTCAGCCTCCTCTAGCTTAAAAGTCTCAAAGAATCGACCATTGCTATCGGTACCACTATAGATTTTATGGGGCACCTTGTATTGGACTTCGACCACCAGTACCCGACTGCCATTTGCGCCTGTGTACCCACCGTAATCCGTATAGGCAGCGTTACGATCCATCAGCTCCGCAGATGAAATGCCCTCGTAATAAGCAAATTCTCCGCCAAAATCAATCTCTTGAGCGGTCTTAGGCCACATCGACTTGACCATGTCTGGGCGCATCCAGCGTTTGCGGCAGACGTATTTCATCGCATCATATTGCGGGCTGAGATCATCGGGATCAGGCAGAATATTGAAGGGATGCACATAATCATAAAAAACTTCACCATCTTCCTTGCACAGATGACTCCAGCCAATCCCGCAAATCAGGGAATCACGAAACTTCAAGCTGCCTTTATAAGGTATTTCCTGGTGTTCTTGAACATAGAACAACAGATGAGTTAAGGCTTCAGCAAGTTTATCATCTTGAGGGTTATGGGAATCACTGCGGCACGCAGTGCGATAACGAGATTGGATTTCGACACCTGAAAGATTATCGATAAACCCTTTGCAGATATTGACGGTAATGGGGAGTTGTTCACGGGCATTTAACTTTTCTAAATCTTTCGGCTGCCATTGGTCAGTGCCATCGTAAAATCCGTAATCATTAATGGATTTTAAGCGAAACTCATTGGTTGATTGATGCAGGTTAGCCGCCCTAAAATAGTCTTGGGCGGTGTCTAGGGCCTTTTGCCGGGATGGTGAAAGTGGGTAAGCCATAGGTTAAAGCTTACCCATTTGTAATAATACATCGATAAGGATATGTACAACAACCATGTACCATAAAAAGCACTCGACCACAAACAGGGGGATTGGCGTTTTGACTGACCCATCATCCAGCACGACCTCTAAGTTTCCATAGCTTTGACCATATTGGGGGTTGAGGATCATGTTCATGGTTTATTCCTATGGTCCATATATTTAAAAGAAATATTAGAGACACAAAACTAACACAACGCAAGCTCAGTATAGCATTTCTGGCCCAAAATTCAACCATTAGACGTAGGTTTATTGATCTACATACAATATTCGTTAATGTAAGTATTGTATTTCTAAAATTATATAAAACAAAAGCATTTAAGAAAGGTTAGTGAGAGCTGGCCACAGCTATCTCCATCAAGGAAGAGAATCCATAACCTCTTGGCGGTTTATGGAGTTGTGTAGTCATGAGTTTGCTTTTCCACACATATCAATCATAAATATCCCCCACCTTGACAGCGCATTCTACCAATGGGCCTTGGCATTTTCTGGGGCCGAGCAACATTGAGCCCTGACATCACAATATAGCGCATACAGTCCATAAGATGGTCATTGCCTTTGCGAACAATGCCATGTTCATCACGTCCATAGATGCGTAACTCCTTGAGAGTTTGTGATAAGGAGCTAAAAATTTTAAGTTGCCCATTTTGCATCCGCGTCAAAGTTTGGGCAATGCCTGATTCTTTAGCATTATCGGCTTTGCTTAAATGTTTGAGTCCCACATCATGGTAAACTTGGGCAAGCTTGTCACCATCCTTAACACTTGATTGTAGCCCTGAGGGATCAAAAACCCCTGGAATCCAATCCGCCCCAAGTTTTAAAAGATTTGTAGCATGTTGTTGGGGCGTGAGCTCTGGTAAAGCATATTCGCAGTTGAAATAGATCACATCATTGTCCCGATCATGAGCCCCAAA